CGTTACTGTTTACACCACCAGAGACAAGAGGATGAGAGCTAGAGAACAACTCAACACCATCGCCGCCAGCGAAGTTGGAATCAAAGCCGTTGTTTAAAACGTTAGCGGCTTTTACTTGCTTGGTGTACGCCATAGCACGAGCCAA